CAATAAAACTACCTTTTTCAATTATTCTTTATTAAAGACCTTAATTTAAAATAAGAATAATAACTATATAATGTGTGATAAAAAAAACTAGCTGCATAAGACTCCTCCGTTTTATGCAGCTTTTTATTTGACATAATTAATTATATATATAAGATATATCTCATAACACATTATAGGAGATGATATGGAAAAACCTTTATTTGTAGAAAAAGGTCAAACTTATGAAAAAAAAATCTTTTCAGGAGGAGAACTAAGAATGACTTTTCAGGAAGATGAACTTTATTACATAGATGGTAAACGTATTTACAATTATAAGCTTATCGAAAATGATGAATATGAGCCCAATAAGGAATGTACCAGCTGTGATGTTGAATACACTTGTTGGGACTGTGAAGCAGAACAGATCAGAGAAAGGTATCCTGAAGCACGGTACACGGATCATTTAGAATGGATAGTTCCTGATGGTACAAAATAAAACACACGCTGTTATGAGCCAAAGGCACGAGGATAAGGATAGTAAAGACTACTTTCCTACTCCGCCTTGGGCAACAAGAGCTTTGTTTGAGAAAGTTTTAAAAAAATATTGGCGTATACCTGATAAGTTTACTGGCCGATATGGGCATATAGATTGTTTGGAGCCAGCTTGCGGAGCTGGTCACATGACAAAAGTATTAAAAGAGTATTTTGATACAGTTATTTCAGCTGACATAGATGATTATGGTCAAGACCGAATCGCCGATTTCCTTAAAACAGACGAAAAACAAAAGTATCATTATATTGTTACCAATCCGCCATTTAACCTGGCTGAAGAATTTGTATTAAAAGCATTAAAACAAGCAAGATACTGTGTTGCTATCTTTGCAAGAACACAGTTTTTAGAAAGTGTAGGAAGATATGAAAGATTATTTAAAGAGACACATCCTGATTTTGTGGCTCAGTTTACAGAGCGAGTACCAATCCTTAAAGGAAAGCTATCGGCAACGGCGTCCACAGCTACAAGCTATGCTTGGTTTGTTTGGAAAGGCTTTGAAGAAGATGAAAGGTCGTTTGGAACAGATTTGGTTTGGATACCACCATGTAGAAGTCAGCTTGAAAAGGAGGGGGACTACGAAGAGAGTGTGGGATCACCATATCCTCGATCCACGAGTCACGCCTCGCAAAGAGACTTATTTCCAAAAAATTAAACGAATTATTAAGTTGCGAATCGGCAGAAACCGGTGGCCAAAATCTTAAAAATCTTAAAATTTAAATTTGTAACTTATTGATTTTACTGAATAAAATTAAATCTGAAAAAAGTTTTTAAATATGGTATAATAGATTATGAGAGAAATCTCATATCTGTTTGAAATTGTTGGTGTCAAAAAACTTTTGGCTTAGGCCAACAGTTTCTTAATTTTTAATCACACATTAAAGGAGGGCGTAATGCCAAATAAAAATTATCTTACAAAAAACGGTTATTCTTTCTTAGCTGTAGAAATGGGGCTTAGGGGAGATTGGTCAAGAGATGTTGATTTACAAAATTGTATTTCAAGAATTTATAGTAGACCAACTTACATAACTTTATATTATGCACATGAAAATGTAACTGTTAATGGAGATGGATCTTTAAGTTTTGATTTAGATAAAAACTTTCCAATATGTTTAGGTGTTTATCAAGTTAAAGGAAAAACAAAAGGTTTTACTTTACAAGGCTTAAATAAAAAAAAAAAAAAAAAATTATTTGGAGGAAACTTTAAAGATAATAAAGGCTATATTGATAGTCATAATGAAGATTTAAAAATTCACGAAAAACAATAAAATATTAAAGGGCGGTTACTTTTGTAATCGCCTTTTATATATAGACAGAAAAATAAAAAAAATAATTTTATTAAAAAATAGGTGTAACTAGTGTAACCATGTAACTTTTACTCTGTATCCCTTTATATATAAGGATTATAGCAGTTACATATATGGTTACATTACTAATATACAAATATGTAACCATACTGTTAAATCAAGTTTGGCCTTATAAGAGCCTAAAAAGTTTTTTGAAAAAAAATAATTTCTGTTATATATATAAGATATGAGTATTTTAAAACCTTTGAAAAAAGGAAGAGGTCGGCCAAAAGTCGATATACATAGCAAGCTTTCTCGTAAACAAGAGAAGTTTGTTAAGGAGCTTGTCTCAAACGATGGTATGATAACCATGAGAGAAGCTGCTATAAATGCTGGTTTTCCAGCTTCTTCAGCTCATACAAGAGCTTATGAAATGACTAATCCTGAAATTTGTCCTCATGTTGTAAGAGCAATTCAACTCTATAGAGATGAACTGGATGAAAAATATGGCGTTAATTACAAACGTCATTTGAAAGATTTGCAGACAATTAGAGATAGAGCTTTAGAGAATGGTGCATATTCAGCCGCTGTTCAGGCTGAGTATAGAAGAGGGCAAGCACAAGGTAATATCTATATTAATAAATCTGAGATTAGACATGGCACGATTGATAGTATGTCTAAAGATGAAGTAATAAAAGCTCTCAAGGAGATTAAAGATTCGTATGAGCCAAAAAGAGTTGAGGGAGTTATTGACCACGAAGACACCGCCTCAGCCGAAGAAGGAAAACGGCTTCTATCAGGAGATCAAAAGAGCAGTAGAAAAACTGCCTGATAATATAATCCTGACAAGAATAGAAAACTGGATGACACTTGGCATACCTGATTTACTTGTCTGTGATGCAAAAGGTAAATTTCATTTTATAGAATTAAAAGTTACAACTGGTAATGTTGTTAAGCTTTCTCCTAATCAGGTAGCTTGGCTTACTCGACACGGACATGGTTCAGCTTGGATTATGGTTAGAGGTCGAGAAGATTTATATTTGTATCAAGGCAAAGATGCAGTAGAGCTGAGAAGCAAAGGCCTTCAGCTCGAACCATATCTTCAACTTAAATATCCTTTTGACTGGAAAAAACTTTTTGATTTGACAATAAATTAATTGTATGCGATAACTCTTATACACATTATATAGGAGATTGTATGAAAAATTATACTTTTAAATTAGACGCTCATATTTGGCTTGATCGTAATTTTACAGTTGAGGCAAATTCAATTGAGGAAGCTGAAGAAAAAGCAAAGGCTGTACAACTAGAATACCTCAAATATTCTTCTAAAGTTTCAAACGGCGGTAATGGTCATAGACAACTAGAGCAGTTACAATATTATTTGAGAGAGTGGACTTATGGAGACTTAGGTTTTGATATTGTCTATGTTGAGGAGGAAAAGTAATGGCATTTAATGAAATGAATATTAAAGATATGTTGTGTGATATGTACGACATACAGCGTCAGGTTAAACAAGCTAAAATTCTTAATAATCCAAAAGACAATGATGGCACAAGCTTAACGATCGGAGATTGTATAGAAAATGTTATTGACCAATTAGAAGAAGAACTTAAACGAAGAGGACAAACATTATGAAAAACACATGGGGATATATTTATGGCGATGAGTGTGACGAGTTGTGGGAACATTTTGGTATGCCCAATAGAGATAAGAACGATCGCATGAAAGTTAAGTTTATAGAGTATCAGACAGAGGAGGAGTATGATGACCAAAAAACTGTATAAAGTAACTTGCACCTCTCAGACTTATACACATTATTGGGTAAGAGCGGAGAGTAAAAAAGATGCTGAAGAAAATTATGGCAATTTTGAAAAAACTCTAGACGATCCGTTGTATGGTGCTAATGACGAAGAAGTTTTAGAAGCTGTGCAAGTCAAAGACGATGACTTTCCTTATATCAAAGTTAAAATAGCTTGGGGATCAGATCGTGATGAAAGAAATATCACAGAATATAGGTTTGATACTAAAGAGGAATACTATGCTTTTATGAAAGGCGTTGATGCTTCAAATGGTTGGATGGACTATGACACCATAGGAGATGGAGAATCTTTTGAAACTGTAGAAGAATGGAGGGAATATCATGGAAAAGATTGAACTGACCAAAGAAGATAAAGCAGAAATTATATCTTGTGTGGCCGAGATTAAATTTATTTTAGGAAATGGTTTAGATCAAGGTTATGAAGCAGTAAACTCATCTACGATAGGAGGTTATAGTTATGACAATGACGATGATCTTCACACAGATTTTTTAAAAATTGCAAATTTAAAAGCTAAGTTGGAGATTTTATGGAAAAGCTAAAAGACTTAGGCAATCTTTGTATCGATTGCAAAGAAGATACAAGCATGGGATCAGGTAAGTTCGTCAATCGTATTCCCGCTGATGACGGAGAAGTCTCAGGATTTATGTGTGCTGATTGTCAGATGGTTGAATGTGATTCTTGTAAAGAAAAAGTTTTTGAATATGAAACAAGTGAACAAGGTATGTGGTGGTGTACTGATAAATGTTTTAAACCTGAAACATTAATTGATATTAAAACTAAGTTCAGAGATGCCCAAAGTATGTTTGAAAGCTTATTAGAAATTTATCCTGATGACGAAGACATAGACTTGTTTAGTAGAAAACTTAACGAACTTTTTAAATTAATGGAGGGAGAAAATGACTAAGTATTATGTAAAAGTCACTCAAATTAATGAGTTTTATATTGAAGCAAAGAACAAAAAAGAAGCTGAAGATATAGCACATCAGGATTACATTTGGGACGAAGATCAGAATTATCCTGACACCTATGGTTACAAAATAAATGTTGAGGAGGTTAATGATCAAGAAGAATTACACAGAGATGCTGTAATAGATAATCAATATGAAAGGAGCTGTGATGGAAAAAGTAATAATTAAAGATGACCAAGGCCGTACATTTGAGTTTGATACATTTGAAAAACTAATAGAGTATGCAAATTCTTGTAGTTCAATGTCTTGGCTTCCTGATGGATATACTTGGGAGATCATCAATGAAAGTTAAAGATTTAATAAAACAATTAAAAGATTGCGATCAAGATTTAAAAGTATTCGTTCACTTTAATGATGATATACACGAATTGCATTCTATTGACACTTCAATTAAAGATCGTGTTGACATAAATTTAGTAGAAAATGAAGATGAAATATCTGTTGAATGGTGTACTGAAGATGTAATTAGTCAATGTGATTGGCTGACTAAAGAAGAAGCAAGAGAAGTACTGCAAATGTGTAAACATAAACATGATTGTACGATTGGAATTAATTGGGAAGTTATTGATGAAATAGCTTGTGAAATGTTTCCAATACACTCAACAAGACAAGTTTAACGAAAGGAGCTGTGATGAGTAAACCAATTACAAAAGAAGAAGTTATTAATTGGCTAGGTAGTGATTGGTCTTTTGATAATATTGTTGAAACTTTGCAAGAACTAGCAAATGGAGAATATCAACAAAAACAATTACGAGAAGATATTAAATCTTCACAAAATGATTAACGAAAGGAGGTAGGATGTTTTTTTTATTCGATTGGATTGGAAAAATTTTATACGGATCAGACTACGACAAGTATAAAAACCAACGCCCAAAAACAAGACGTAGAACATAAAAATATAGGCCTTGTTAGACATGGCCTGATTGAGTAGATAAATATATAAGATAAAGCAC